ATTCTGTATTTTCCGTGCATAAGCTGTGGTCTCTGAGTAGGGCGTGGTATATTGATCGGTTTAGCCTCTTTTATCACCTTTGGTTTGACAAAATCATTCTCAGTGACATTGGCGATGGTCTCCATACAGTCGTCTTCTTTGGAATCTCGTTCAGGGTGAAATGCTTTATATTCCCGTTTCGGCTGATCTTGTCCGGCTCCTCCGATCACGAACCGTATTTGATGATTTTTGAGATAAACGCTGATACTGTTATCAATTTTTTGATTTTTGGAAATACTGGTTTTAGGGTTGAAGAGTTTGATTTTATTGGTGATGGCTGGGAGTCCGTCTTGTTTTCGTTTTGCATTTACTTTTGGGAGCTTCAAGCGTAGATTTTGCTCAGTGATAATCCCACCTCCGCTGCTCTCCATAAATACCGGAACCCCTAGGTTATCCGCCATAACAGTAATGATCTGATCGGTAAACTCATCATTCGACCATTTCCCAAACCACGTACCATAGACATTAAACAGCTCTATCTCATCTTTTATACAAGCCCCTACCAAACTAATGGCACGATTATCGGCAGTCTGTTTGATGCTTTGAGCAGGATCGATACTGATACACTTATTATCCTCTGTGAGTTCCCATTTAGCCACATAAGTAAAATCACTATCAGTGACATATCCCGTCTCTATCGTTCGCGGATCTTGTAAATACTGCGGATACCAATCATCCCTCATCCCCGCTTTTTTAAGATCCAACGCCGCCTCATCTTCAAGTTTATCGTTCAGCGGTTCCCGTGCTCTTCGGAGATAATAAAAATCATAGAACTCATAGATAGTCTCTTTCTCTTCAATCCCTGTAATATTAATATGTGTCCATTTCCCTTTTTCTTCTTCGAGTAAATACCCGACAAGATCATGCTCATGGAGACGCTGCATAATAACAACAATGGCACTGTTTGGATCATCAATGCGTAGACGAGATAGGATACTTCCGGTATAGAAATTTACGACCGTATCACGAGCGGCTTTAGAGTTTTTCTCCCCCGCTTTCATCGGGTCGTCGATGATGATAACATTCCCGTGAAATCCGGTAATAGCCCCTCCGATAGTCGTGCTGTACATCCCTCCGCTTGATTCCAAATACCACTCAGCATCCGCTGTTTTACGACCTAGTTTATTATTTGGGAATATGTTTTTATAGACGGGAGAGGTAATGATATCTTTGATTTCGCTTGGAGTTTTTCGAGCTAGATCATCAGAGTATGAAGTATAGATAACTCTCTTTTTAGGATGGTTCCCTAAAAACCACGGTACGAACAACCGCACTGCAAACTCTGTTTTTTGGTACGATGGCGGCATATTGATAATAAGCCGTTTGATCTCACCACTGGCTACTTTCTCCATCGCCTTACAGATGAGGGTATGATACCAACCCTCTAAGAGAGGATTTTTGTACTGTTCATCAAAGATATACCGCCCGAAAGATAGAAAATTGCGGCGGCACATCTCCCACAGTATCGGCTCCGCTTTCTTTTTGGCTAACGCCTCCGCAATCGCATCGATCATCTAAAACGGTATCTCATTTTCTTTGATATCATCTACTGGAGGTTTTACGTATACGGGTATATTTGCTCCAGTAGTTGTAGTCATAGTCGATGATGGAGTATCTTCCCCTTGCCCTGCCCACATATCTTCTTCATTTCCATAATTAGGAACGGCTGCCTCATTTTGGTACTGATCGGTACGTTTTTGAACTTTCTGCGGTTCCGCAACCACATTAAAGATATGCTTATCGTTGATTTTACGATCATCTTTAACAGCAAACAGCGCAAAATAGATTTTATGAGGCGACACAAACGGGTCAAAGATATGCCCTTTTTTGTAGTTTACCCCCTCGTCCGATCTTTTATTATAGAGGTTCCCCACCATCTGAGACGGCAGACTCTCCCCGCGTTTACTGAAATTAGCCCAAATATGATAATCAGGATGATCCTCTTTCCCCTCAGCGATGGCTGATCCTATTTTTCCCGAGGGAAATTTAAGAACATTTACAGAGATAGTAAAACTCTTCATTAGGGTAATGGTACGAATATCCATGATGATAGTATCGATCATATCTCCACTGACTTTATGCTTATACTGATCCTTATAGACTTTACCGATATCCATAATTACCCCTCTGAGTTATCTTCGAGATCACCGATTATCTCGATAGCATCCGCCAACTCACGATACATTTCAGCCATCTCTTTTGCGGAAGTATTATCATTACTACTCGCTTCATCAATCTCTTCAAGAAGCTTATAGAATCTATCTTCTACCTCTTTAACGTCTTTACCACAAAATCTATTTTCCATCGTTTACCCCTTTGTTTTTAAGTCGATCCTTACGCTTCTCGCGCAACTTCTTTTTCTCTCTAGTCGTCACTCGTCTTCTCCTGTAAATAAAAATGATGGAGCGCTGAACGACTCCTCTTCCGGTTGCGGGACATATCTCTTCTCTTCATAAACTATTTGTGGAGCAGGTCTTCGATAGTTTTTATCAAGAGCTGTCATGTTGTTTTGAGCATCAAACTCCACACGATAAAAATCACACGTTTGTGGAACGAACATAATATGCTGTTTAGGATGTTTCATCGTGTCTTTGTTTTTGTTCCAAATAACGGTACGCAACTCATCCTCGTGATCTTTCGGGTTGGTCTTGGTGAGATGGAACCATACATACGCCTCGTGATCCGCACTCATCGATCCCTTGACGGAGATCATAGAGCTTTTTAAATCCTCTTTAGAGCTTTGCACGATGATGATGATAGGTATCTTCAACTCTTTTGATAATCGCCCTAGTATCGAGAACGTCTCGCTGATCCGTTTTTCATCGGTCTTTAAATCAGGGTTGCTATTGGTGATCCGTAGCATTGAATCGAGTACGGCGAGTTTTATTCCACGCAGTTTATGCTGTAGCCGTAGCTCGGCGGCGATAGCGTGTACTTCATAGATGCTGTCAAAAGTATAGATATTGTCGATGTTCCCATCCCAAAACCCATCATTCTCCTGCTCTTCGATGTTTTCATCATACAAATCTTCCCCAAACTCCATAGATCCAAATAGCACAGGGTGATCTTTGGAGACATTTTCGGTGATTTTGGTAGCGACAAAGGTTTTACCGGATTGTTTGAGACCGCTGATAAATATTAGCCCCTCATTTCTAAACCCAACCCGTCCCTTTTTATCGGTCAATACCGTATCGATAAATGGAATACGGGATGGTATACGAACAATAGGCGGTTTATTAGGGGATAATCTATCCTCACGCACATCGCGCAGACATCGGGTAGCAGAGGTGTTTGATACCGACACATACTGATCGATAGAGTTTTGGATCACTTGGATCATTACATCCGATTTTCGGTTATCATCGAGGAGCATTTTGTCGATATCGCCCTTTAGCTTCTCGATCAGCTTGATAGCATGGTGCTCTTTGAGTATCCCGATATACTCCATCACCACTGAATGAGGTAGGGCAGGTTGCGCCATAATAGAGAGCATCACATCCTGAGCGTCTTTATTCCCGCTTTTTTCCATGTAGTCGATAATAACGATATCATCGAATCCGGTTCCACGCTCATAAAGCAGCTTCATAACCTCGAACATAGACGCATGCGCCGGATGCTCAAACCACTCTTTAGCCAACCCGCTCGTCATAACGACGTTTAGATTGACGTTGCTGTAGATATGAGCACGGAGAATCGATGATAAAATCGAACCCCGTATCGTCTCTATGTTATTCATCCCAAAACCCCCTCAGTATTTGTGATCGTATGCTTCTCTAACCATTCATAAATCTTTTTGCGGCTATAGAGGATAAACCCCCCGATTTTTGAATACGGTAAACCTTTCTCTTTTCGGTATTTAGCTTGGGTGCTCATCGCCATCCCAAACTCTTCTGAAAATGCTTTTGGACTGATCCATTCGGTATTTGTAGTAGCCATCAATAAAACCCTATCTTGAAGTCACCGAGGAGTTTGCAATAGTGCATATTGTTTGCATCATCCAAATTGGCTTTAAACGGTTGATAGTTTTGGAAGAGGTATTTGAACTCATCATCCAGTTTGATAAAATAGATCCCGCACACCATCACATAGTCGAAAAACTTTGATCCGGTACTCGCCATAATCTGAATCCGCTTTATAAAAGCCTCTTTTCGGATAGATAGACGTTCGACCAATTCCCCGAGGGGAATATAATCATCTAAATTTGTAACCTCACGCTGTGCTACATCACACAAAACATCTTTGTAGATATAAGAGGTGTGGCGCATAACGACGACTTTATCAGGGTGCATACATCGAAGTTGATGGGAATCATATTGTGTCCCTCCGATTTGATCGATCTCTTTGAGCAACACAAGCCCCTCAAGCAACCGGATCATTGGTATAACCCGTTTTCATCTTTTTCGCCGCCATTTGGTTCATTGAACTTTTTGCTATTGCGGCACCATGTCGAAAACGCACTGAGCCAGTTAGCCCATTTATTCCCTTTTTTGGAGTGGTGCTCCAAAAATTTCTCAAACTCCTCTTTTGCGTTTGGCATATTGTTTTTTAGTGCCATATTCATTGCGGCTTGAAACAGATTATCCATATACTCTTTGGGT